CTGTTGCACCTGTTGCGCCAACTGCTCCATTAGTTCCCGCAGGCCCTGTTGCACCCGTAGCTCCAACCGCGCCGTTAATTCCCGCGGTTCCTGTTGCGCCTGTTGCGCCAACATTACCTTGAACGCCAGTTGCACCCGTTGGACCAAGATCTGAAACAATGATACTACCTTGCATACTGCTGTGAAATTGACACGCGTAGTAAAGATTTGCGGGCGCATTGAACGGAACTTCAAAAATAATAGTGCCAACAGCGGTTCCATTATTAGTTACACCAGTGTTATAAAGATTCCCTGAGCTGTATGCTCCAGAAACTGTTTGAATCCAAAACGGATGACCAGAGGCATTAATATTGAGAATATAACGATGACCACGAATAAAGCTAAGTGAGGGGTTGCTTGCACCATTAATAAGATAATTACCAGAACCACTATTTGTTACTTCGTAAGTTATGCCGCCACTTGCACCCGTAGCCCCCGTAGGCCCTGTTACACCCTGCGGTCCTGTTGCACCCGTTGCACCAACAACACCTTGAACACCTGTTGCGCCAACATCTCCCGGTACGCCTTGTGGTCCTGGTGCACCTGTCGCTCCGCTTGCGCCAGCGGTTCCTGTTGCGCCAACATCTCCCGTTACGCCTTGTGGTCCTGTTGCACCTGTCGCTCCGCTTGCACCAACAACACCTTGAATGCCTTGTGGGCCTGTCGCACCAGTTGCACCGATTGCGCCAGCGGTTCCTGTTGCGCCAACATCCCCCGTTACACCCTGCGGTCCTGTTGCACCGCTTGCGCCGACAACACCTTGAATACCTTGCGGTCCTGTTGCACCAGTTACGCCTTGAGGTCCTGTAGTACCTACGCCAGTTGCACCTTGAGGTCCTGTAGCACCTTGTGGACCTGTTGCACCGCTTGCACCGACATCGCCTTGAACACCTGTTGCACCAACATCGCCTGCAACGCCTTGTACGCCTTGAACACCTTGTGGTCCTGTTGCACCCGTTGCACCTTCTGCTCCGATAGAGCCAGTGGCACCGATGGGGCCTGTGGCACCTGTTATACCAGTGGCACCTGTTGTACCAGTCGGGCCAGTTGTACCAGTAGCACCGACGGGGCCTGTGGCACCGCTTGCACCGACTGGTCCTTGAATCTGACCGACATTCTCCCAAGAAGAAGTTGATGTGCTCCAAACATAGAGGTCGGTGCCCACAATGTAGGCATCGCCCGCGTTGCCAGTTGGATGAGCAGCAATAAGATCGGCTTCCGTGGCATAAGAGCCAAGAATTGTTACACCTTGACCTTGAACACCTGTAGCACCCGTTGCACCTGTTGGGCCGTTGCTTCCCGTTGCACCGATTGGCCCTGTTGCACCCGTTGGCCCAACTGCTCCAACATCTCCCGTCAAACCAGTTGCACCTGTTGTTCCTGTGGCACCCGTGGTACCCGTATCTCCCTGGATTCCCTGCACACCCTGTGGCCCTGTAGAACCAGTGGCACCGACATCGCCAGTCACACCTGTTGCGCCAACCTCGCCTTGTGGACCTGTTGCGCCAATAGGTCCTGTTACACCGATTGGACCAGTTGCACCTGTGGCACCTGTTGTACCTGTTACACCTGTTACACCTGTTACACCGATTGGACCAGTTGCTCCAGTTGCTCCTACAGGACCTCTTTGCTCAGCTCCTATGACGATACTTACTGATTCTTCAATGCCTCCAGTAATAATGGTAGTGCCGTTAAGGCCTACCTCAACGGGAAGACTATCTGTAGCTAGGGTAGCTGCAGAGGGGCTGTTTTTTTCCGCTACTTTGAGTACTATCGGCATTAGTATCCCCCTGTTGTTGAAGAAACCTGAGCTTCGGTGAATATCTTACCGCTTAGGAAGGTCTTTACCGTTGAGTTGCCATCATCTGTTAGCTGTAGATCCCAGTAAGAGGTGCGTGGTAGGGCAGCTGTAGCCTCTGCAGCTAGAGAGATAGTTATTGTATCTATAACTCCACCAAGAGTTGATGCAGACTTAACTGTGGTAAAGGTAGAGATCAAGATAGGCCCAATTCTATTTCCACGTACTTGTGGGTATAGGCGGATTTGAGCCAGAGGTGTGAAGTTAAGAATGCTGAAGGCAAACTTGATAGACTTTGTAAACGTGTCCCCGGCGTACATAGTAAGGTCATAGTTAGGTACAGAATCTGGAGTTGTATCCCCATAGCTAGGAAGCGGTAGAGTAACGCGTTGTGGGATAGATCCATCATCAATTTCTTGAGGCTTGTAGACAGGGATGTATCGGTTTGTAAGGCGGCTAATGCGTCGTAGGGTCTGAACCTCCATACGATATATTCCAAGGTTAAGCATAGAACAAAGTTCTTTGTACTGAGTACGTCGTGCTTCTACTATCTCCATTAACTGGTGGTAGCGCTCAGATCGAGGAATTGTCACCCCGTCTGGTGTAAAGATGTTGATATCAAAGGCTGCATCTGTAGCAAGGGTATACAGGGAAAGACTGGATGCTAAGATGATGATTGGGTACTCATCAACTATTGGTATGTTATACAGCTGATATTGGCTGCCATCGCTGTTTGTATTGTGTTTAGCGTGTTGAGCAAAAGCGCTATTGATGTAGTAAAGTATTTCAGAGTCAGTAAAGTATCTAAAGGCAATACCTGTGACAGTAATAACTGCCCCACTTGCTGGTGGAGTAACTAGGGTAAGGACGCCTGGTCCTTCTTCAATCGTAGATGTAAAAGACACATCTGTAGATCCTACCTTAACCACGAGGGTGTCTCCCTGTACAGGGGACTGGGTTAGCTGGTATCGGGTAGTTATACCGTCTCCAGTAAACGTATCGATAAAGGTTCTACCGGTATCGCCAATCTCGGCACGAAGTCGAGATGATAAATTTTGAAGCGTTGCCACGTATCCTCCTGGTCCGGTATAGGTAATCATCCACTATATTACGTGAATAGTCTGCATAAAAAAGGCTCACTCCGACAGGAGGGCGATTTGTCGGAGTGAGCGGCTTAGTTGTACAACTTAGAGTCTGTCGTACAAATATCCTTTTTCTTTAAGGTGATCCGCAACATTCTGTGGAACTTTGTACTTCTTACCTGTTTGGAAGCTCCAGTTATTGCCGGCCCCAATAGTCATATTCTCAATGTCTTCCGCGACACGAACGATAGTGGTGTCGTCTGCAAGACTTACTCCAACACTCTCAACTTCGTCAATGACGGTTGCGACTGCTGACGGGTTAGTTACGTCAATTACTTCATTCTGCTCTTTGTACTCACGAACAGATGTAGCCATAGACATTTCATTGGCACGAGAAACCATTTCCTCGGCGTTTGCCTTAATCATTTCTTCACGCTGACGTCCTGTGACGTCTGTTACTTTTGCTTTTGCCACGATTATTATTCTCCTTGTGTTTGTGTTGGGCGGGGAGTTTTAAGGCTCCCCGCCTCAACATGTTTATTTAAATTAGTTGGTCTCAGCAATTACTACTGATTGGTCAGTAATTAGGCCTAGACCGTAAATTGCGTACCATGCAAGTGCGTGCTCACGACCGAAGTCAAGAATACCACCATCACGAAGTTCCACAGGAAGTGAAATCGCGTGACCGAATGCATTGTCGCCAATGAAGATCGCTGAGTAGCGATCCTTAGCTCCGTTACCTGTCTTTGTTGCAGGAGATGTATATCCACCGCCAGTTGGGTAAACGATTGAAGATGCTGCAACAGCTGAATCAGTTGTGTAGCCTGCACCAGCGCCGCCGACAACCTTTTCAATCTGTGTTGTTTCGATGAATACTGTGTCGTATAGACGACCAATTTCACCTAGCATGAAGTTACCTGGAGCTGCGTACTTTGTCACTTCAATAAACTCTGCGTTGTCGCGGAGCTTACGTGATTGGTGAGGGTGTACGAATGATACGTAGGTCTCGCCTAGACGAGGGATGTTCTTGGTTGCTAGTGTTTCTACTGCATCCTTGATTGTGTGAGGTGTCAAGTCAAATGCACCAGTCATTGATGCACGTGACGAACCTGTTGTACCAGCTGAGTACCATGCGTTAACAGCTGAAACTCCTGTGCGGTCTTCACCGTAAACAACAGATGATGCTGCCATGAGTGTGTCACGAGCTTGGCCATCAAGGTATAGTGCCATGTTACGTCCAAGAAGACGTGAAGCTGATGCCATAACGTCATCGAATGATGCGTTAAGTAGAAGCTCAGATACTGCAATTGCATATCCGTGCTCTGCAACAGTGATTGAGAACTGTTGTGCTGTTAGTGCGTTTGTTGACATACGTACACCTTCAACAAGAGCTCCTGCGAACCCTAGGTTGTTGTAACGCATGAAGTTGATCTGTAGACCAGGTGCTACGCCTAGTTCTGTCTTCTTAACAGCGAACTGCTCGAAGCGAAGAATTGGCATTGACTGGAAAAGAATTTCCTTAGACCAGATGGTCTGAATTGCTTGTGTTAGCTGGCTATTGGAGCCAGAGTATGCTGTTGGGGCAGCCGCGAGGTTGCCTGTGCCCGTTACCGCTGAGGCCATTTGTAAATCTCACTTTCGGTTAAATTGTTGAATACAGCGATTGCTGCATTATCTCTTGCATACATACTTGCCATTAGAAGACGATCCGCGTTATCTGCGAAGTACCCTATTCCTAGGTTGCAGTTATTGCAGAGTAATCCTCTAATCTTACCTGTTATATGGTCATGATCTATATGCAAAGTACTTGGATTTTCTGGTTTAAGTTTACAGATGAGGCAAGACCCATCCTGTTCTTCAACCATCTTCTTCCAAACTTCGGCGGTAAGTCCATACTTATACTTGATAGTAGAAAAGTATTGTTTATTATCTTTTTTCCTATCTGCAAGGTGTTTAGCTGGATTGTTCCAGTAAACCTTTCTTGATATAGCCGATCTACAAGAACGACAATGGTACTTCCTTTGCTGCCAATAGTTCTCTGTTATATCATCATGCTCTATTTTACACGTAGGGCAGATAAAAGTAATTCCTTCAGGCTTTGGATCCCTTGGATTCCTATATGCCATGTCGGTGTTACTCCATTCATATGTTTAAATTGGTCTGGATAATTGATTATCCAAAGATTCCTTTATTTTGATTCCGTGATCCTGGGAACAAACGGTCTCTATGTTTTGCGTACTCAGTAACCGACATAGCAGAGATTTGCTCCGCCGTAAACTGTTGTTGGTCCGAATTGTTTTCCATGGTTGGGGGCAAAGTTGTACTTGTGCCTTTCATGTCACGACGAACTGACTGTAGAGCCTGCTGCGCCGAATCTAAAATCTTAGAAGAGCGTTCTCTAAGACCCGTGATGCTTTGCTCAATCTCGTCTGCATTATTTCCTGAGATTAGATCTACAAGCTCGGGAATAATATTATCGCGTTCCTCGTCTAAACGACGGTTACGATAAGTGCTAAGTTCTGAATATTGGCGCTCACGCTCTAGTAGAGTGAAAGCACGCTCACGTTCAGACTTTTCTGTTTCAAATTTTTCTGCCCATTCTTTTTCCTTGATTTCAAGGAGTGAACGAACATCCATTTCAGACTCAGCACGCTTGCGTGCCTCGACGTCTTTTTCTTCAGAAATACGAGATGATTCAGCCAAACGTTCTTCACGATCTTTCTTAAGAAGATTAATTTCTTCTTTTAATGAATCGATCTGTGGATATAGTTTTGACTTTTCTTGTTCGCGGACTCTCTTGAGATCCTCTTCGCTGTAGCCCTTTTCATTAACTTGAATGAAGGCGTTCTCGGCTACTGCCTTGGTTGTTTGTTCTGGTGCTAGTTCAGAAGCAAAAGCTTCTTGAGCTACTACACTATCTGCAACATTTACTGTTTCTGACATGCTTAGTCCTTAGGTTTGAGAGGTCGTTGTCCGAATTAGTGCCACGATGACCTACGGTTATTGTTTGGTATTAGGGTTTCAAATTATTGCTAATTTGTCTGCCTAAAGTTATCTTGAGTCTGTACTGTTTGGCGTATCTTTTTGAGCTTCTCCTGATAGAGAAATTTTTGGAGCGTACGCCTTTTGCACCATCTCTTGTTGGAGCTGGGCAATAGTTTGTTCTTCGAATGGGGTGATAACACCAGGCTGACCAGTAGGTCCAGGGCCCGTTCCATCTCCAGGATTTGCTCCTGGTGGTAGTGTACCATCTGGCATCATACCTGTGAGTGATGTAATGGCAGAATTAATTTGTTGCTTGATTAAGTTAAGTGCGCCGTCTGACTTGGCATCCTCAATTAGCTCTGCACGAATTTCTTCTAGCTTCTCGTCTGGGAACTCTTCACCTAGCTGGCGAAGAGCGCCTTCACGGCTTTCAAGGTTCATCTGCATCTTCTGCTGAATCTCACTGAGGACAATTAGTTTATCCAAAGGTAGGGGAGGCGGGAAGTGCACAATTGACTCATAGGTCATAGGTGATGCTAAATCTAGTTGTGGGAACTGACCCTGTTTGATAGGTCCGTTAACCAAAGGATTGTAAATAAATACTTCTGGTTCTTTATACCCGATAGTAAGTAGGATAAGTGAGTTGATGCGACGAAGACCTTCGCTGTATTGAACCATCTTCTGTTGGTAACGGTTCATAAGGGGCTGGTACTGAATAGCTAACGCAACACCTGAAGTGTTGGAAATAGGTTGTACTTGACCCAAAGCTGTCTCAGGTACTCCAACCATTTCGTGCATAGCCGTCTTGATAAGCTTTAGGTACTCCATAGCGCCCTGTAAGCCTTGTCCACCGCCTTCTAGGTTAAATACCTGGGCTTCCTTTGGAAGACCCGCCCAGACCTTCTTAGGGCCCTTTTCAAGGGAGCTAGCTTTAGCTCCAGTGATGACCGTAATAGGGGCAGCGTGGTAGTTAATAATGTCTGCGATGTCGGTAGCAACTTCGTTATAGTTACGGTTAAGAACAATAACGTCGTGGCAATCTGAGAGTCCCCAAGGAGATCCAGATACACGTACGTTAGGAATGTGAATAATGGGCACTACCCCAATTGGGTTAGGACGTGAGTCTATGATCTCGTCATTGATGTATTCTTCAATGCGGTCATCTGTAAGAATTTCTGTATATGTATAGACCTGGCGTGTACCTTCAGTTGATGTTCCCCAGAAACGGTACTTAAGCTTAAAGCGAATCAGACGTGAGCGGTCATGTGGGTGAAACTCTGGAAATGCAAAAGAAGAGTTGAGTGGAAGAATACGTACGCGTCCAGGGTGCATACGACCTGTTGGATCTTCGTAACCTTCTTCGTAAGCTACTTTAACAAAACAGTCGCCTGATACTCCGCCTTGCTGTCCCATTTCCCATAGGATTCCATGCTTGTCGTTATCTACTTCCCACACACGCTTTAGGATATCTGGCACTAGTGCTTCTGTAGCGTTAGGGCTTCTGAAAGCAACCCCACGACTAAATGTAAAGTTAATAATAAAATCTGTGAATGCTCGGTAATAATTATAAACCATCTGTGCTTCGCCAATTTCACGGCGGTAAGACCAGTGGTGCCCTAGATACATAGCCCAGTTTAGTGAGTAACGATTTAGGCGTGGTCCGTGTACTTCAAACTCTTCGTCCGCTAGTTCTACTAAGCCAAGTGGTGAGATAGAGATGGTTAAATCGCTTGACGCCGCCCTATAACTGGGAGGAGAGAAATCCATTCCACCGGCCATTAGTTACTACTTCCTGTTTTCATGTGTGCCCCCATTAAACAACAAAACCTTGTTTTTTTAATTTGTTCTTATGATCTGCAACTTTACGTTTTTTCTTCTTTACTTCTTCTTCTTTAAAATCACGTTTCTGTGGATCTACTTGCTTTATTGAATCAACATACTTCCCACCTTGACGAGCATACTCATTACCAAACCACTTAGCAGCTGGGTAACTTAAGCCGTTAGGCTTGTGTGAAGGAAACTTTGCCTTAGCTTGTTGCAACAGCATGTTGTACAGCTTAGGATTATCTGGTTGTGCCATTTGTCTCCCTCATACACGACCCCAGCTCTGGAGAGAGATCCAGAGCCGAAGACGTATATAGTCTATCGTATTTTTAGTCGTTGACAGAAGCTGGGTTCACGCGACGGTAGCTACCACCACTGCGAACTTCTTCTTCGATAACAACCTGAGAGTGATCTCCAAAGTTACCTTGAGCAAACGCACCAAGAAATGTTGGGGCTTCTACCCATGCTGCTGATCCAACGTGAGCACGCTCAGACATTGTTTCATCAGCAAATTTTTCCATTACGTTAACGTTATGGTTTGGGCGACCTGCAGGTGTGTCGTAACCCTGGTCTAGACCAATCTGAAAATTGTTTGGGATATCTGTATCTGTTGCGACACCTTCTTCAAAGCGAAGAGGGCCACGTTGTCCTGGCATTGCGCCCGACATTTTACGTTCGTATGTTGCGCCAACCTTCTCAGGGAACTGAGGTGTTGGGGCGATATTTTCTACTGCCATTTGTATTTCTCCTATATAGGTTGGGATGAGGGTCCTCGGTATAATTCTGCCTTGTAATCGCCTGGATGTATGCTTAAGCTAAGTATTTAATTGCTGCTTTTAATAGGGACCTATCATCTCTAAAAGACCCTAAACCTTGGTTGCATATACTACACAGAAGTCCTCTGACCTTACTTGTCATATGATCATGGTCTACATGGGTTAGCTTAGAATCCCAAACTAAATCGGCCTTACAGATACCACATAACCCATTTTGTTTTAGCCAAAGGGCATCGTAGTCATCCCACCCAAAGGAAACACCATATGTTTTATATACGGCGAATCTCCCGTAGTGTCTTACGCATAGTCCTTTTGTATCTGATGGTATAGTACAAAATTGTCTAGCACAAGGTGGTTTTACTTCCCCATATCTACGAATAGGGGTGGTAGGAATCTCTCCAGTAGTTTTAAACCGAGTCCAGTGGGTATTACAAAACCCTAAACCGGCATGTTTTTCAGGGCACCCAACTACGGAACAACTAGTTCTTTTTATCGTAGTCGCTGGTCCAGGAGCACCTGTTTTCTTAACACGCTTATAGTGCATGTTACAGTACCCCTGACCAAAGTTAATTTTATTACATTCTCCTACTATGCATATATTTCTCATGTACAAATCATACCATGCCTAGAGTAAAAGTGTGGTGCTTAGAAGAATGGCGAATTTGAGACTTCTATCGTAGGCATTACCAGCTCTTGTGTTAGAGAGCAGGCTAGGGACAAAGAGTCCACAAAGTCGTCGTGGGCGTGAGCTTCATCAGGAGCAGACACCATAAAGTTAGGTCCTTTGTATTGAACCTCAGCATCAGTCATCTGGTGATA